TCCAGAACAAGAATGTGGTTATTGTTCCTGTTAGCCTATTAAAGCTTCCTATCAGCACATAGTAAGGCATAGGAAGATGCAATTGGTAAAGCTGGATTTCCGTGGTAGAATAGTTGGACGAAATCAAATTAGAGGAGAAAGGTTATGGAGGCTGCTTATCCGGGGATAGACAGAATTATTGATGGGCACTATGTAAGGTCTTTTATGGTTGATGGAGTATGCTACCACACCCGTTCTGGAGTTTTGTGGCGTTCTTTACTTGGAAGAGTTAAAGAGAACGGGTGCGAGCAGAGGCATCGTAATACCTATGCAGGATGCTCAAATAATTTTGAAGATTTTAATTCTTTTGCAATCTGGTGTAACAGTCAAATAGGGTATATGGAGCAAGATGTTAATGGTAAATTCTGGAGCTTAGACAAGGATATTACCCTGCCACTTAATAAGATTTACTCTGAAGAAACTTGCGCATTTGTACCGATTGAACTCAACAGTCTGGTAACTTATAGTTCAAAGACTAGGGGTGATAACCCTCTTGGTGTACACTTTGATAAACGAGAAGGTTGCTACGTTGCCCAGGGAAGTGCAAATAGAACCAGAAAGTTCCTTGGCTATTTTGAGTGTAAAATGGATGCACACAAAGCTTATCAAGCCCATAAAATTAGTAAGTTTGCAGAGGCAGTAGAGAAATATTCTGGTATTGTAGACATAAAAGTGATTAAGGGGCTAGAACTACACCGTAACTTATTTATTGTAGACTTAGAAAATAATAGGGAGACTATACGATGAGCTTTGAACAGAAAACAGACGAGGAACTAATTGGACTTTACAAGAAGCAGGCTAATACTATGAGTTATCTAAATGCTGCCGAAGGGCAATCTTGGTATGCAGAAGCAACAGAACGTCAAGCTTGTCAAAGTGAGCTGAAAGCTATCCGAGAAGAGTTTGATGCTCGGAATCTTGATTTCCCTGAAGGAAATTGGCTTTGTTAGTTGGAGGCAGTTCATGCGCAATCCAGTAGCTAAGCATTTTAGAAAAGTCTGTCGCCCAACTATCCAACAATCAAAACGACGACAGGCTCTAATGGCTACCAATATGGAAGAGAATAATAGTGATTACTCGCTTGATTCTGTAGATGAAGGGTGCTATGATTCTGGTATGAATGATGTTGGTACCAGTTCTATTTCGATTAATGAGGGAGAAGAATAATGAGTGAGATTCTTACAATGTTTATTGGTTTTGCACTAGCTCTACTTATGATTTCTAAGGACATTACAGAAGAACAGTTTGCAGAAGCTGCTGCTTTGTGTAAAACCAATGGTGGTTTAGAGCAGTACAGGGTTGGTGCTATTGGTCTTCCTGCAGTTACCTGTAAGAATGGTGCTAGGTTTACAGTAGGCAAAGCTAATGAGTGAATATCAGATTTCAGTTGATGATTTGATTTTCTTCATTGATGTTATCCACTATTCTCCTGCTGTGAAAGGTGAATTTAGTTATAACTCAGCAAGTGACAGGGATTATATAGGCTACGATGCTGAAGTGTACTGGGAGTGTAATGGTGCATTTCCTGAAGATGGAACAGAACCTGAACAGCCTATAGACATTGACAAGTATTCCAAACAAATCACAGAAAAGCTCCTTGACATCCTCTCAGAATTGAGTGAGAATAGTAGGCAAGAAGAGCTTGAACGTGTTATTGATATGGAAAAGTATTAGGAGGGTTTATGGGTTGGACTTATGAAGTGACTAAATTTGTAAAAGTTAATGGTAATTACGAAGATGTCTTTGCCTATCGAGGAGAAAGTCTTTTAAAAGCTATCCTTGCGATGCTGCGAGCACGGAAAGAAAGTGCTTGTGTTTCTTTTGTTTGGAGGGGTTAATTATGGACTTTACTCGTGCTATGTATGAAGCATATACAGCTAAACTCTGTATTGACTTCTACTCAAACACTATCACTCATCCTGAAGGAATTGAGTGGTATTGGACAACTCAAGGAGATGATATTGCTAACCTTGTTGAGCTGGTTAAAGGGGTTGTTGAAGGTTTGGAGGATAAGGAATGCTAATCGAATATGAATTTGAAGATGGTAAGTATAAAGTAATTCGTGATGACACCACTTACCAGACAACTCTTTATCGTAATGGAGAGTATTGGGAAGCTGGCACTAAAGACGTTCTTGGTGATAAGATGTTTCATGCTATGCTGTATAAGATTGATGATCTGAAAGAAGAGATTCAACGGCTTCGTGAGTATGAGTTTATGAATAAAGAGCTTTGTAATTAATTGGAGGATGATTTGTCTTATATTCAACAAGTGATTGAGCATTACTGTGGAGAAGTAAACTCCCAGAATAAAGCTTGCTGTGCTATTCATGGGGAAGCAACACCTTCACTTCATGTTTATGAAGACAGCGAGTCTTGGCATTGCTTCGGGGCTTGTAGTGCTGGTGGTGATGCTATTGAGTTCATCAAGCAAATGGATGAATGTACTTTTAAAGAAGCTGTTAAAAAGATGGCTTCTATTCTGAAAATTGGAGAAGGAGAAGTAAGACAAATGCTTGAGGAAAAGAAAGAAAAGACAGAAGTTAAACCTGTTGAAAATGTAGAACCTATGGACATTGAACAAGTCAAAGACTTTATTCGTTCTAACGGTTACGCAAGTAATGGTTATCGTGGTATTCGTGATGAGATTAATAAATTCTTTGGTCACTTGAGTAAACTTGATGACCATGGTCGTGTGATTGCTCGTTACTACCCTGAAACTAATAATGATGGTAAAGTGACAGGTTATAAATGCCGTTGGACGCCCAAGGACTTTAGTCACGGTAAAGTTGGTGCAACTGGAACTAAGAGTCAGCTGAGTGGTCAAGTTAAATTCAAATCTCCATCTAAGTATGTTTTGTACGTGGGTGGCGAAGAGGATAAGGCTGCTGCATACCAAATGCTCAAGGATAACCGTAAAGATCAAGAGTTTGACTCTATTCCTGTAGTTAGTCCTACCTCTGGTGAAGGTAGTGCAGCAAAACAAGCTGCTATGCAATATGATTGGTTTGATCAATACGACATTATTGTCATTGGTATGGATCAAGATGAAGCTGGTATTAAAGCGGCTAAAGAAATCGCTGCTGTTCTACCAAAAGAGAAGTTGCGAATTGCTACATGGTCGGGTAAAGACCCTAACCAAATGTTGATTGACGGTAAAGAGAAACAGTTTGTACGTGACTTCTATAACGCTAAAGAGTTTGTTAACAGTGGCATTTCTTCTTCTGGGGATGCAGAAGCTGGTCTGGCTGAGTTCTTGACAGCCCCTAAGATTGGTCTTCCTCCACAGTTGAGTAAGCTTGAAACAGCAATGCGAGGTGGTATTAAATCCACAGGTTCTGTAGTAAATATCATTGGTGATACCTCAATCGGGAAGAGCTTTCTATCTGATACTCTTATTTATCACTGGCTCTTCAATAGTCCTCGTGTACCAACAATTGTGAGTCTTGAGCGTACTAAAGAAGAGCTTACTATTGATTTGCTATCCATGCACTTGAAGAAGAACCTGATGTGGTTTACAGATGGTCACGATGCTGTTGACTATTTGAATAAACCTGAAGTACAGCTTCTAAAGAACGAACTTCTTTATAATGAATCTGGTGAACCTCGGTTCTTTATCATTGATGAGCGAGAAGGAGATATTGAACTACTCAAGCGCCAGATGGAGAAAAGTGGTAAAGTAAATGATTCTCGGTTGATGGTGATTGATCCTCTCACAGACTTCTTGCGCTCTTTGGGTACAGAGGTACAAGAGAATTTCATGATGTGGCAGAAGCTACAAAAAAAGAATGGGTTTGTGTTCATCAACATCCTACACACCCGCAAGCCTCCAACTGATAAAGATGGTAATGTACGTAAGGTTACAGAGTATGATGCACTTGGTTCTGGTACATTTATTCAGTCAGCAGATGTGAATATTGTGATCAATCGTGATAAGATGTCTTCTGATCCAATCGAGAAGAATACCACTTATGTAGATATGCCTAAGTGTCGTGGTGGTATCACTGGTGAGATTTGTGCGCTATACTACGATGCTGAAACACGTCAGCAATATGATCGTGATGATTATTTTAATACTGGTGTAGAGGAGCCACCTCAACATCACGCAGATGAAATTGATTTCTAAAGGAGAATGTTTTGGATAAGAAGTGGTATGAATCAGACTGGGTTTTTGACTTAGAGTCATATCCAAATGTTTTTAGTATGTGTATTGTTCAAGCATCTGGTAATCACATGCGAGTATTTGAGATTAGTGATCGTAAGAATGAGATTGAAGGTATTGCAAAATGTCTTCGCTATTTGATTCAGAATAAATGCCGTATGGTAGGTTTCAATAACCTTTCATATGACTACACTCTTATCCATGAAATCATTAGTAACTTGAAAGAAGCTAAGCGAACTAAGAGTTCTCCAACGATTACAGCTCAGAAGCTTTATAAACTGACTACACAAATCATCACGAAGATGCAAAACTCAGATGATAAGTGGTACGGTATCCGAGAGTCGGAGCATTTTATTCAACAGGTTGATTTGTATAAAATTCACCATATGGATAACGTTGCTAAAGCTACATCGCTAAAAATGCTTGAAGTTAATATGCGTTCAAAGAACGTAGAGGATTTACCTTTTCCTGTTGGTAAGAAACTAACAAGTCAAGAGATTGATACGCTGCTTTACTATAACCAGCATGACGTTAAGGAGACTTTGAAGTTTTATTATTATTCATATGAAGCTATTCAACTCCGTAAGGATTTGTCTATTACATTTGGTTTTGACTGCACAAATTTTAGTGATAGTAAGATTGGTGAGACATTGTTTATTAATCGACTTGAACAAGCCAAGGAGGGATTGTGTTACACTCAAAGTAAGCATGGTGGTCGTAAGATTAATCAGACAAAACGTCCTAACGGTATCAAGATCAAAGAGTGCTTATTTAATTATCTGAAATTTGATCGTCCAGAGTTTAAGGCTGTGCATGATTGGTTGAGCAGTCAGACAGTTATGGAAACCAAAGGTGTATTCAATGATTATGAGGAACACCAGATTGGTGAGCTGGCTAAATATGCTCAGATGAAAACTAAGAAGGTGTTGTTTAAAAACAAGTTAACTCTTGATAGTAAAGGTAAGCCTAAAGCTGATTTTCATATGACTGAGCAAGACCATATGAACGAAATTGAAAGCTTGAAAGCTGAGTTCCTAAAAGAACACCCTTTGGGTTGGTTTGAAGAAAAGGAGACTAAAACCTCTCGTTCTCATAAGGTGAAGGTAACAGCGTTCTATCGTGTAGTAGAATCTATAAACACGGTTATTGATGATAAGGTTTATGTGTATGGAACAGGCGGCATCCATATGTCAATCGAAAGTGAGACAGTGAGAGCTGATGAGAATTGGATAATTCTGGACGCCGATGTCACCTCAATGTACCCCAGCATTAGTATTGCTAACAACGTCTATCCTGAACATCTAGGTATCACGTTCTGTAAGGTGTATAAGGACTTGTTCAACGAACGTAAGAAGTACCCTAAAGGTAGTGGTCCTAACGGAGCTATTAAGCTGGCTTTGAACTCTGTGTATGGTAAGAGTAACAGCGAGTTTAGTCCGCTTTATGACCCTAAGTACACTCTTACTATTACCTTGAATGGTCAGCTTTGTTTGTCAATGCTTGCAGAGCAACTGATTGGTCTTGGTTGTAAAATGATTCAGTGTAATACTGACGGTGTAACTGCTTTGGTTCCACGTACTAAGGAAGCTGAGTACTATGAAATCACTAAAGCTTGGGAAAAAACTGTTGGCCTTCAGTTGGAATATGCTGTATACTCTATGATGGCTCTAAATAACGTCAACAACTACATTGCTGTGTATGAAGATGGTGAAGTTAAGAGTAAAGGGCAATATGAAGTAGCTCACTTTGAGAAGCTTGGCTGGTCTAAAAACCATTCTGCAATGATTGTGGCTAAAGCAGCTCTGGATTACATTGTGTATGGTGTTGACATTGAACAGACAATCATGCAACATAAGGACGAGTTTGACTTCTGTCTGAGAGCTAAGGTTCCACGCAGCTCAAAGCTCTTCCTTTGTTATGAGGATGGTCGTGAGGTTCAGCAACAGAACATTTGCCGCTACTACCCTTCTG